TGGCTGGAGTATCGAGGGCGTGTACCTTCGCCGATTCTGTGAACGAGACCGAGGCTTACAGGCCTGACAAGTTCTTCGCCGACGCCCTCCGGGGCCTCCATTGCTACGGCGCGAAGGTCATCGATCCTGAATGTCTCTGCGTTCTGACCTGTGCTCCGAGCTGAGGTGGTGAATCATGGTAAGATCTGAAATTACCGTAAACGAGCTTAACGGGGCTTTCGCCAACCACGAAACCGCCGACACGATCGACAAGGACAACGATCACGTGATCGCCGAGGGGGCCAACTTCAAGAGGCTGATCCTGAGCTTCGAGCTCTCGGCCGCCACGGCTGCCGACACGATCAAGATCGTGGCCGGAACCGCTCACCCTGCTTTCAGGCGGGGACTCGGCGACCTCACCTTCGAGGCAGCTGGTGGAGCTGAGCGGGTCTGCATAGGCCCGATCGAGACGGCTCGATACCTCCAGGCCGACGGAACGATCCACATCGACATCGCCGGTACTTCGATCGCGGGAACGATCGATTGCTACGCTCTCCCTTGAGCTGATAACCGACTGACACCAGAGGGGGCGAAATGCCCCCTCTAAACCCTGGTTTAAATTCATGGCCGAATCCGAATACGTTACCTCCGATGAGATGGATGCTTACGTGGTCGATCGTCCTGATGCCGTGGCCTGGGATGCTCTCTCTGGTGATGAGCAGGACGCTCTTTTAGTGTACGTCTCTGGGCTTGTGGATAGTCTCCCTTTCATCGGTAAAAAATTTGAATATGATATTACAACTCAGCCCCTCCAGTGGCCGCGACTGATCAAGACGCGCCGGGGGTGGGTGGTCGCCGACCGAGACGCCGATGATATCCCCGTGATTCCCCAGGCTATCAAAGATGCAGTCTGCGAGGAGGCTCTGGCGAGGCTGGACACGTCCAACGATCAGAGGCGGAAGCTCCAGGAAGGAGGTGTAACCAACTTCAAACTCGGCGAGCTGTGGGAAGAGTACGACGGATCTCTCCAGGGAGGAGGGATCAAGGGGACTCCTCTGAGGTCCTGGGCGGCTTACAGGCTGCTGGAGCCCTACCTGGCGAAGGGGGCTAGGTCTCGGTGATCGCCGGCTACTTGAGCCAGACCGCCAAATATGAGGACTCCCCCGTCATTTACGGCTGGGCTCCAGTCCTCGCAACGCTCACCCTATCCCCTTCTTTTTCGATGGACGACCCCTTCAAGGTCAAGTATGAGATCAGTTCGGGGTCGATCGCCCTCAACGTAACCATAACTGGGACCCTGGACGGAGAGCCCCAAAGCGATACCCTAGAAGGCTTCGGCCCTCCCTGGGGAACCACCGAGATGGTGACGTCTAAACAATTCGACACTGTAACCGAGATCACGACCGACATCGGGGAAGAGGAGCTAAACTGTCGTGTTGTGGCGGCCGACCCCACCACAGAAGAGGAGCTCCCCGGCGAGTGGGTCGAGTTCCCATGCCGATGGGAGGCCAAAAGGTCGACGTACCTCAAGGTGGTCGATGAAGAATACTCTCAGCAGATCATGCAGGCCGAGGGCCGGCTCTTCTGCCTTGAGCCCCTGGAGTTTGGCGCCCAAATTAAGCTGGTGATCAACGGCGAGGACTCCCCGATCTACGAGGTCGTCAAAGTCGCCCCGAAGGCCGGCCTGGACGGGGAAGAGCTGTATCGGGTCCTGCTTCTCGGGGGTGTAGGCGGGTGACGGTTAACCCGGCCACGCTCACCGAAGACCAGGCCTTCCGGCTCATCCAGCTCTATGAGAACGGCGACCGGAAGATCCAGGCGGAGATAAACCGGGTTCTCCTCAAAGGTGGCGATCCTGCCTATTACCGGGCCGTTCAACGGAACATAAGGGCAGCTCGAAATAAGCTTCTCGTCGGTGGCCGTGAGTGGTGCGACGACGCGATCCCCTACCTCTACCGCGAAGGTGTTGCCTATGCCGATGGGATGGCCTTCTCGACCCACCTCTCGGCGGGCTTCGGAACCCTTCACCAAGAGGCGGTCCATGCTCTCGCCGAAGCGACCTATTCCAGGCTAGGAGCGGTCGATCTCACCATAGGGCGACAGGTGGACGACCTATTTCGAGCTCTCCAGCTCGAGTATACTCAGAGTGTGGTCCTGGGGATCGATAGCGTCGATACGGCGGCCAGACGGATGAAAGAGAACTTAGCCTCCAGAGGTGTTACCGGCTTCATCGACAAGGCGGGCCGTCGTTGGGATATGGCCAACTACTCGAAGATGGCCGTCCACAACGCCTCCATGCAGAGCTTCAGAGAGGGGACTCGGATCAGGCTCTTGGAGCATGGCTATGATTTGGTGGTGGTCTCGACGCATTCTAAGGCCTGCCCCTTGTGCGTTCCCTGGCAGGGGAGGACCCTCTCGTTAACAGGAGAGACCCCAGGATATCCGACCCTCGCCGAGGCCCGAGCCGCCGGCCTGGAACATGTCGGGTGCCGTCACACAATGACCTTGAGCCCCCACGAAAAGGAGCGGGATAAATGGAACTGACCGAGGTCCTCGAGTTCTCACGCGCCGACATGACGAGGATCGTCTCCCAGCGGCTGAAAGAGGACCGAGAGAAACGGGGAACCACCGTCCTGTTGAAGGAAAGGGTGGCCCTGAAAAAGAAGATTAACGAGCTTGAAGCCACAACCGAGCTTCTCAGAAAAGAGCTGGAATTTCTCAGGTATCAAGCTTGGTTGCATGACTATGGCCCTTAAAGGCGGAACCGAGTTTTCCCGGGCCGTGGTTTTACCTTTCATTAAACGATCCGTTTAACCTGGCATAGATATTTAACCGATCGTTTAACAATTAGTTAAACATGCCATTCTTAGGGGTCAAGATCTCGGCGGAGCTGGAGACCTTGATCGACGAAGAGGTTAAACGCTCCGAGAAGTCCAAAAGCGATATCGTGAGGGATGCGTTAAACCAATATTTTAACGTCGCAATCCCTGAAGGTACAGGCCTAATCGTATTAGATAAAAAAGAGCTTATAAAGCTGATTGACAGCAGGCTGGGGGTTAAACCGGAAGTTAAACAGGACGTTAAACCGGTTAAACAAGACGTTAAACCCGAGGTTAAACCCGAGGTTAAACCCACAATTCAGAGGCTATCCGAGGACACCGCGACACAAGAGAAGATCAAAGAGCTGTGGAGAGGCGGAGAGCGGAACCGACAGGCAATAGCTCAGCAGGTAGGATACAAAAACCGGACCGTCCAGCAGTACATCAAAGACTGCCTGGAAAGCGGCGAGCTGGAGAAGTAGATAAACTACATTAGAACCCGGAAAACTTATAGCATTCTAGATTGATTAACGTAATTATTATGAGAAACAATTATCTAGAAATAAGAGAAGGTTTGAATGAACTAATATCAGATGGTATAAAACTACAGGAGTATTTAAAAAGTGAGGATGATTTGAAAGACCATTTAAATTTCATGTTCGAATACGAGAGTTGGTACACAAGATCGTTTTTGGTTATTAAACAACTAATTCCACATCGCGCCGAGGATTTTGAACGGCGATACCATACCATCGAAAGACTCTGCGAAAGGTTGCCGGAGCCAGCCACTATTAAAATAACGCCTTCCGCAAATCTAAATATTACAATAAATTTTTTGGTTCAAATAAAAATATTATCATCCTCAGCAGATACTTTAGATGATACGCTAGCTAAAATTAAAGATATTCTACAAGCAGATCTTTTTAATTCGGAGCTTGATGCCGCTATGCATCTACATAAAAACGGGCATTTAAGAGCAGCTGGAACCGTGGCTGCAGTAGTGCTTGAAAGCCACCTCCAACAAGTAGCAGCCAATCGTTGTATTCCTATTTCTAAAAAAGACCCAACCATCGCAGATTTAAACGAGCCACTTAGAGCACATAGTGTGTACGACATTCCAACTTGGAGGGAAATACAAAAATTGGCTGATATACGAAATTTGTGTGATCATAAAAAAGCTCGTGATCCAACCGAAGAAGAAGTTCTCGATTTGATTAATGGTGTAGGAAAGATAATACAAAATGTTGGGTGATTTTTGGGTGTTTTTAATTAGTTATGTAGCTTGCTGGTCATAACTAATAATTAAAGTTACATAACTAAATTCACTTTCCACACTTTCCATCCGATGGAAACTGACAACTATTTGACGAGACAACAAGGTGATAAGCAAAAGAGGCCTAGATACCAGACCTTATATTAACCAGAGACAAAAACAGCATCAACTAGACAAGACAAACACCACGACATTTAACGAGGTGTGTTATCGGCTTTTGCTAGAGCAAAACGCCACCGCGAGGCTATATCCTCGCCAGATAGTTTCCACTTGCCGGCAACTATCCGATCTGTTGCCTCAGGATCAGAACTTTCTCCTTTCCGCTGTGGGGGCGGCGTTGCACGTCGAACCGGCGCATATCGAGCTTTTTAATGAGCTTCGAAAACTGGGAGTCAGTAAGCTTCAGATCCTCTTTCAGCTCCGAAAAGGCGGCCCGGCCCTGTCGTCTTTTCAGGATCCCGATCATCTCTTCGATCCTGGCGGCGGTCTTAGTCCCTTCTTGTGGTGGGGAGGGCGAAGCGATGGGATTCTCCAGCCTGGAGATCCTCTGGCGGTCATATGCTCGTTCGAGGGCGACCTCTTCCCGGAAGGCGTCCAGCTCCTCCCTGAGCTTGTGGATCTCATCTTCCTGG